CACCCTTATCAGTAACTTCTTTACCTTGATAAGGTGCAACAAGGATTCTCCAACCAGTTGGTTGAGGTAATCTTTCTTTAAATGATTTGTCAAGAAGCGTAGGATCTAATACTCTTTCCTCCTTCTTAACATAAGCTTTTTCTTTATTTCTCTTCTGAAGTATGTGGTCAGGTACTAATAATGTCTTCGCCATCTTCGTAATTTTTCTCCAACAAGGATTTCATTTCTCCTTTTGCGTAGTTCAAGCCTTGCATCTCGCCTACAAGAAGTCGGTAGTTCTCCATATCCTGGATACCACCAGATGTTAAGATGGTAGCAATGTCTTGCTCCCGCCTTTCTAACATCTTATACACATGTTTTGCGAAGTCTGCAACATCCATATTGTATTTTTTAATAAACTCCAGAAAAGTTATTGCCAGAAACTTGTATTGATCCACCTTTAGCTTTTTTAACAACCATAGTTTTACCATTTTCGCTGACAAGTTTTTCTGTGTCTGTGTCTATTTTACCTTTAAATGGTTTTGCTAAAGACTTTGCTAACAAAGCACGATCTGCATCTGAAATTGTCTTTCCAGACTCTCCTAAAAGCTTTTTCATTTTTTCAGATTTAGCTTTAAAACCCATTTTATTACGAGCCGATTTAGGCATTCTTCCAACAGGTCCTCCCTCTTTCAAGAATCCCATTTTATTGCGAACTTTGGTAGGTAATTTAGAAAGACCTTTATTGCCTTTCGGAACTGGTTTTAATTTTTTTCTCATTTCTTTCTCCTTTTTTTAAACGCTTTTTAAATACTTTGAGATCACTTTTTTTTGCCGTGAAAGTACTTTTTAGATTTTGAAAACTTTTTATTTTTAATTAAAGTTCCAAGCGACTTAGCTTGTTTTGCGTGTAACTTAGATGCTTTTTTTAAACCCTTAATTACTTTCTTAACTTTTTTAGTATGCATTACTTACCCCTTTTATTTATCATTTGCAGTCCTTGTTTACCAAACCTATATCCAAATGAGCTACCTATTATAATATATAACATATTCGCAAACCAATTTGGAGTTGATTCCTCTAAAAATATAAATCCTTCTTTAACAAATGGTTGTGTCCAAGGCAAGAATGAAGCTACAAGGATTGCTCCAAAAATTAGACTCCAAAATTCGTCCTTCCAACTTTCACCCATTTGATTTGTAAGAGCCTGCTCATTAAGAAAACTAGATGTGGCCTCAGTCTCGTAAACTTTCGCTTCCGCTTTGGCTTTGGCTACTTTAACTTCTGTTTCTGCTTTTGCTTTATCTACTCGACCTTGTAACCATGTTCCAGCAAGAGAACTTATAGGCCCTATGATATTTGCTAACATTTCCATCTTCTCCTTGCTTGTCGTAAACGACTATTCGGATCTTTAGCCGCCTTTGGAAACTTCTTCATCTGTCCTGCACTTCTTGCACAAAATGACTTACGTCTCTTAGCTGCCTTACTACCCTTTTTAACCTTACCAGTGACAGCAGTTTTTAACTTACTGCCTGGATTTTCACGCCTATATCTGGCAACACCCGCCTTTGTCATACCAGCACCAGACTTGGTAGAACGAAAGTATTTTTTAGTCTTTGGTGGTTGTTTATCCCGTTTTCGTGCCACGTTTCTTCCTTATAGCCTCTTTACCCTTTTTAAATATACTTGCTACTTGCGTTTTGCCCATCACCTTCGCTCTTTGTTCTCCAACTGTCAAGATTTGAATTTTTCTTGCATAAGGTTTATTGATCTTTTTAACCTTTGCAACTGTTGCTCTTGCGTCAGATGGAGTTGCGAATTTAATTCTAACTGTGTCTTTAGGGTTTTCATCCGTATATAAACGTCTACCACTTTTTTTTGGTTTTTTGCCTGTTCCAACTTTAGGATCACGCTTTTTTCGTGCCACGTTTCTTTCTCCTAGCTGCTTCAACTCTTCTTGGCTTACCAGCTGGTTGACCTAGCCTCTTCTTTTGAGCTATTCTTTTGGCTTTTTCTGACTTGGACATTTCTCCTGCGGTTTTTGGGGTTTTAGACGAAATCCTTTTCGAGGGACGACAATATGGAGTACCCCGTTTCTCACCTTTGCGTCTCCCACAGGCTTTCCCCGTGCGGACATCCTTCCAATCCTCCTTAAACCAACGCTTTAACGCTAAACCAGCTTTTGTTTTGCGTACAGCCATCAAAAAATCCTTGTTGTTTTACGCCTATTTCCTTCTACAACGCCACAGCCTTTAGCTATAAATCCACCATTTTTTAGCGTAATGATTCCACCTTCAGCTTTTTTCTTAGTTTTCTTTTTACTTGACTTTCCATAGTTAGCCGCACCTACTTTTCGGCACTTTGCAATGGCTCCTGATGCATAAGCACTTGGAAAAACCTTATAACGTGACTTAACTTTATAATAACAAGCGTCTTTTGGCATAATTACCCCTTTATTTTCTTAGTTATCCATAAAAAAATGGCATATACAACTAAACCATACACTGTTGCGATGCCAATATCTACTAAATGTTCTCTCATATCGTAAATAAACTGTATTCCAGCCTCTAAATCACTATTTCCACCACCAAAAGTGACATTTTTGGTAAAATTTTCTACATCACTGACTGTTTGTTCCATCATTTGTTTTTACCTTGCAAATATTTAGGTGTTTCATTGTCCTTTTTTTTAATCCACTTTTTGAGGCAGTTTTTTAGGTACACAATAAGCTTTGACCCAGATTTTACTGTCTCCTGCGAGTGATGGATCGTAGTTTTGTGCTCTAATCTTCGATGCAATTCTAAGACACGAGTCCAAATCACTGAAATAGACACTTTCTTGAACTGTTCCAGACAGAAAAACTACAAGTAGCCATGTCATTTTCCATTTTCTTTCGACCTTGTAAAAGCTGTTGTACCCATAAAAGTAGCAACGATACCTAAATTTGCCACAACATATGTCGAAAGTAAAGCCGTAACCATCTCAACTCGTGTGTCTGGAATTACTGGCGACATAACTAATACTATTAGTATAATAGATGATATTGAAGATACCCAACAAAGCATACGCTGTTGGTCTTGCATCTTGTCAGAGTTCTCAAGACGTATCATATGTTCAGATCGTGAGAGCTCCTCATCACTTACAATCCCGTCACCATCTAAATCAAACTGTTCGTATTGACTGCCTTTTTGTAATTTCTTGCTCATTTAAAACTATCCTTTATGCTTTTTATTACGTTTTTAAGTGTAAATGGTTTTTCATTAGGTCGATATTTACATCGTATTTCTCGTGGACATTCACCTGCAGCTATTGGAACAAATTCGTTCCATTGCGTATAGTTTGCTCCAACATAAACACAAACTCTAGTTTTATCTTCTAATAATTGTTTTGCCAATCTGCAAGTTGTTATATCTTTTTCTCTGGCAAACACAACTATTGCCAGTATAGAAACAAAACATAAAAATATTAAAAAATAATAAATTAAATTATATAACATAATTATCACTCTACGCTTTTGCTTATAATCCAGATCATCCAACCAAGAGCAGAGAAACCTATTAAACAGGCTATACCCATAATTGTATAATCTCTTATCATGCGTTGTTGTGCCTGTTTTGCGTACACTGCTGTTTGTCGTGCCTTGCGTATCCGTCCCTCTTCACGAATCAAATCATCCCATGCAGACATTCCATAATGAGCCACAAGAAAATTTTTAAGATCTTCTCTTTGTTTTGCCAGTTTCTTTTTACTGGCAAAACTTTCTATGGCTACTTCTTCAACAGAGCCGTTGAATAATTTATCAAATGTTGAAGGGTTACTGGCGTTTTTGTGAATGTTATCTACGTCACTTACAGCTTTCATCCACGTTGACAATTGGCTCGATAAATCTTCTATTTCTCTACCCATGTAAATGGCTTTTTTTATACCATTATAGGCAGCAGTTGCCCCACTAACAGCAGCGGACAATGTGATTGGATCGATCATTGACCTCTAGCAGATTGAGCAGCAATACGCTCTCGATTTACTTGATTCCTTTCCTCGGCAATATCTTCTTGCAGTTCAAGTCTTGCAGAGTCCGTTACAGCTTGTTGCTGTAATCTTTGTCTTTCAATATCAATTCTTGCTGCGTCAGTTTGTGTTTTATTCTGCTCTTGCTGTTGTTTAATCGCAAGTTCTTGCTGTCTAATCTGAACAAGTGGATCTGGACCTGGTGGCGGTGGCATTAAGTTTGGCATCATAGCATTTGTCAACTCAAGTTCTATTTGTGATATTTTCATATCCATTGATGCTTGATCAACAGGCATACCCTGCATTTGCATTTGTTGTAATTCTTGTTGTGCCATTGCTCTTGCCTTCAATGAAATATGCTCCATAACATGTGATATAAATACACCATATATTTGTGGCGAAGATTGGACAACTGGTAGTTTCATAAAAGAAACATGCATACTGACATGTGAATCATGGTCTTGCTCTGGAAATGCCTGCAATAACTCGCCCATCAACGCCCTAGCGTTTTCAATTGCGGGATCCAACGGCTGAGGCTGTGGTGGAGGAGGGAGAACCTCATCTATATTCTGCACCTCCAAAGCAAGATACATTCTACGATATGCTTGATACAAATTGTGAACTTGTGGATTTGACTGTGCTAACTGCAACTGTGTCTGTGCCAAAGTTACCCTTTGTGCCATCGAAAATATGTTTGGATCTGATACTGGTATAATATCAATACGTCCATCAAAATCTGTCTGTTTAACCTGTCTGTTTCCACCACTAACATCATACGGATATTCTGGTGGTAAGTTTTCTGCTAGTATCGATGCAAGTAAACGAAACTCCTGTTTCTGTGCATAGTGCAATCGTTTATGGATTGCTGACATAACTTTCATGCCACGTTCAAGCAGTGCAACTGTTGTACCTACGGGCATCTCTTTGCCCATGTTTTGTCCTACCTGCTGGTCTGCAATAGAAACAAATCTCCGACCAGCATCAATCAAAGACCCCAAAAGCTGTGCTAGTGTTCCAGATGGTTCTTTGAATGGAAGAGGTATAATCGAACTTCTGATATCACCACCAGGTGCGTCAATATCCCTAAACTCGCCTGGGTTGAGAGGTTCATCATCATTTCGTATTCTTAGTCCTCTTGCCTTAAAACCAGCAGGTAGGTTAGCTAGAGTTCCAGAATCGATTAACTGCCGTAAGATACTGGTTGCAGCTCGACCCAAGCCACCAATCATATGTATCAAACCGAATCCATAGAACCCTAGACCTGGAAGAAACTTATAATGCACAAAGTACTGACGTTTTCTTTTGAGGGGATCGTCAGCCCTAAAGTTTCTTCGTATGGACAGAATCTCACCACTACCTTTGTCGAGAGTTACAATATATGGTAGTTTGATACCCGTTGGTTCACCCATCGGATCTCTGTCCTCAAATCCTTCGATGTCTAAATCAACATGCATCTCAAGGATTGTATAAACATCATCCATATGTGATTTTTCTGTTCCATCAAGCTCTCTGACTTTCTCCTTAACAGAACCATCTGAATCATCATATGAAGATGATATCTCAATATCTCTATATTCACCTGCAACCTGCATCTTGCGAATTTGATTTTCATCCATTCGCAGTACATGTGTCACACGGCTTGAAGTTGCAATGTCCGTGGCAGAATAAGGTATAACCATGTCTTCAGCTGGTATGAACATGGCGACCGCACGTTGCTTCAACGGATCATAATAAACTTTCTTAAATGTAGAACCAGACAACGGCAGATAAAAAAGCATCTGGTCTGTGTCAGTATCAAACTCCTCCATCACCTCTGTGATCTGATAATTCATAAAGTCCTTGACACGAGTTGCCTGTTCCTCCCGTGCCTGGTCTTTTATTCCTAAGATCTGTGTTTTTACTGGACCGCCTGCTGGTAAAAGTTCCTTGTAGCATTGTGCCTGGAACTGGGTTACTGATTCTGCGATCAACGGATGTGTTACACCAGATGCACCAGCAAATGGCTGTGTTCTCTCTTCATACTTAATACCTAAAAGATCAAGACCTTTGACATATCCTTCTTCCCACTCTGCCCGTGTGTCACTGTCTTCTTCATACAGTCCTCTTAATTCACTTGACATTTCACCTAAGATACCATCATCAAGGACATCTGCCAAATTAGCATTGTGGTCATAGACTTCGGTTTCAACTTCCATACCTTCGCCACCCATCAACGCTTCAAGGATAGCTCCACCTTTACCATCTTCTGTAACATCGACACCACCTTGAAACTCCTCTGGTGATACGATCTCCATTTCAACTTGTGGAAGTTGTTCTTCCTCTGGACCGCCAGGTCCGATAGGTATTTCTGCCATTAGAATATCCTCACTTTTTTAGTTCTTTGTCTCACAAAACCGCCACGTTTTCCTTTTGGTATCTTGTCACCAAAACTTAAATTGTCTACTGGATAAATACCTAATTTTAAATCAAACTCGTAATCAAGAATATCTAATATGGTATCTTCATCCACGCCTGCACTCTCTAACTGTGCTCTTCTTTCCGCTCTATTATAAGTATCTTCAGCCATTAAAATATCCTCACAGTTCCGCCTTTGCTTTTGTTCATTTCTATCCTAATTAAGTCAACAATCTTTTTTTGACGATCACTTAAAGATGCAGGACCTAATCTATTCTTCTGTGATAAAGCTTTTCCTATTTCACCTGTGCCATAAATGCTATTTAAAAAAGCTGACTTATATGGTTTATATTTACCTTTTTTATCACCCATCAGTAATACTCCCTCTTCCTTGGATACCATTCATCTTCTTCTTCGCCATCAAGAGATATAAAACCTCCTTGACGAAAACGTATCAAAGCCATTGTCATACTGTCAACATAATCATCGTGGTCGCCATGAGGAAATGCTGCACATTCTTCAATCACTTCCTCCGAGAAACTTTTCTCTGGAGCCCATACCATACCTGCCTCAAACAATGGTGCAACCATGTGCATACGAGATACCTTATCACGACCTTTGCTCGGTGTATAGTTCAAAACTGGAATACCGCCTCTTCTTAATTCATCTGTCAACGGAGTACCCGTGGCTTTTGCCTCGACAATCACCATATCTGGTTCCCAGTAATTATACTCCTCCAACGCTGTCATCTTGAGTTCTGGAAAATTCCAACGCCCTCTTTGTGCATCCAACAATACAATATGATCTGCACCACCTTCTTCTGGCTGGAATATCCCCCATGTCGTTATAGCCGAGTAGTCAGCACTTTCTTTCTTACTGAACGCTGTATCATAACTTTGTATAATATAACTTAAATCTGGGATATCCTTCTTCTCCCATTTGTTCCACCATTCCTTCTTAACAATCGCACCTTCTTCTGCTGTCGGGTTCTGCTGCCACTGTGCATTCCATTTAGCCAAGGGCAATGATGCTTTGACCTTTAACAAATCATCTTTCTTCCAGAACTGCGGCCAAAGTGGCTTGTCAGACGGCAATATCGCTGGAAACTCTACAATCTCCCATTCGTCAGACATGACATCTGAACCTTGTGCCTTGATCAGTCTACCCGTCAGATCCTTCAGTCCCCATCTCGTCATCACAACGATTATCGCACCACCTGGCTGTAAACGCTGTCTAGGTCCAGAGGTGTACCACTCATACGCATTGTCAAATGCTGTGGTGGACAGT